CCGTCATAATTAACGGCTGCGTCATAATAAATACTGTCATCAGGTTCATACCCCGGCGGATACACCGTTATAATTTCCCCGTCGACCACTGCCGCGCCTGTATGGGCTACGCCGTATACACTTGCCGATAGAGTGAGTTGCGATATATGTCGGCTTACCGGTTTTGCATCGCCTATAATTCGCTCAAGCTCAGTTATCATCGGCTCAGTGATACCGATTTCATTCAGATCGATTTCAAGACGAAACGTCCCGGCGGGGTCGGCTACTTTCCACCACTCCTCAAGGGTCATTGAGTAACCCAGCCCCTCGATCACCCGCTTAACTGCCGCCACCGTGCCTTTGCGCTGATGGATCCAGAAAGCATCGCTGACCGCCTGCCGCTTAACGTTTTCCGTCCAGGTCTCCTCCCATCGGTCAACGGAGAAAGCCCAGGCCAGATACGGCAGAAACTTTGCCGGGCATTTCCACGGGTTCCACAGATCACGCAGCGGCACGTTTAAATCACTGATACCTGAACAGGCTTGCGCCAGCCTGCGCTCCAGCGCAGACGACCCCGGCGGTAACAGGCTGTTACTCATCAGAGCCACCAATTTCTGCTTTAAAATCGGTGCAATATGACGCCTGCGTTTTATCTAACACCATGTCCGCCAGGGGCTTCATCAGCTCAACGCGCTGGACGCCCTGAACATGCAGTGCGGCATAGATCGCAGACAGCCGCACGTCACGCCCCAGGCGACGCTGCTCGTTGATATATGCCGTACCCTGCGCTTTCGCGGCCGCCAGGATGGGTTCCTTTGCCGGGCCGGGATAGACATAAAGAACCGCATCAATTTCATAGGGGACAATCTCAGCAGATCGGACACTCACCCGATCCGCCACCGGCCGTACAGCCTCATCATTCAGGGCCTCACCGACGACCTGCAGTAAGTCTTCCGGCGCAGTACCATCGCCGTCACGGGCCAGAATAGTCACCACGACTTCCGCCGGTGACGGGCTGAACGCCGACGCGTCCGCCACCCGACCATCCGAGCTAAGCGCGTGATATTCATAAGCACCGACTGGCCCGGCAACGCTCATCCCCTCAAAGGCTGCCGGGATGCGCTGGCGATAATCCGCGTCAGATTCCATAACTGCCTCCGTGGGCGGCGTTGTGGTGTCATCTGCAGCTGTAATCACCCGGCGCTGTACGTTGTTATTCGCGCCTAAATTGTCCAGGTCATCCCCGCCGGAATAGGCCACCATCACAGCTTTCGCCGCCTCGTTAATCCGCTGGCGCAGCAGCAACTCCCGGTACACATTTTCCTGCAGCATTTTCACCACCGGCTCAGACTCAAGCGTTAAGGTGCGGGCCACGGCCTCCTGCTCTTCTGCCGGAAATAACGCGACAAATTCAGCCTTGCGCTCAGACAGCAGGGTTTCAAAATCCGGCACATCCACAATTTGCGGCGGCGGCAGCTGGGAAAGGTCAATAACGGCCATTGTCTGCTCCTGTCGATACGGAAAGGGACACGGGAACGCCGTCATTACGCTGGCCTGCCAGCTCAATAACCATTGCGCCATCCATGCGGCTGCTGTTAACCGTGATGGTGTCCAGCTGCAGCCGCGGCTCCCAGCGCCGCAGCGCCACATACACCGCTGCCATGATCTGCAGGCGCAGCGCCGGGTTTTGCGGCTGGTCAATGAGCGCTGAAAGCAGGGAACCATACTCCCGGCGCGCAAGCCGGCTACCTTGCGGGGTCAGCAAAATGTCACGCACCGACTGGCGCAGGTGGTCAGTTTCCGTAATGGCTCTGCCGGTATCGCGGCTCATCCCGATATAGAGCGTCAAAATGGGTCTCCTGTCGTTCCGCCACTGTCGCCAGGGTGTTTATGCTTATCAGCAACGACGCCGTTTGACGTCATCGCGCCGCCGCCGTGGGTCACATCGCCGTTCAGGATCACGTTGCTGTTAATTAGGGTGGTGTCAGCCTCGATCACAAACTCACCGGTTTTGCAGGAGACAACCTGCGAAGACTCAATCAGCACGCTTTTCACGCCGCGAATAATCCAGCGCCCGGTGGCGGGGTCGTATTCGAACCAGCCACCATCCTCGTATGCGGTCACGTCCGCACTTTCAGAGTCTGACGGCGGCGGGCAGGCGTTGGAGTAGATGGCCGGAAGCGCAAAGGCTGTCTCCAGATTGCCGCCCAGGCTGAACAGCACCACCTGCTCCCCTGGAGACGGGCACCACCAGGTGCGGGATTTACCTGCACGATAGGTCAGCCAGTTAATCCAGTTGGTTTCGAGGTCGCCTGTTTTCACCCGGCACAGCCAGCCGCCCCGGTCCACTTCGGTCACAATGCCGGTGCGGATCAGATTGGTGATAAGGCGCATGATTTCGGTTAATTGCGTATTCATGAAAGCAAGATTGCCACGCGCGGAGGGAGTGCGGCAGCGCGGCGGGGTGTGTCGTCCCTGACACAAAATCAGTCAGACAGCCAGCGCAAAAAAGTATCGCGCGTAATGTCCTCCACTTCGTCATTGATGCCGAGTAACCGACGCTGCGAATACTGAACCTCTGGCCCTTTGCGGCTCACACGGTCACGCAGACCGTAATGATGAACGCGGGCAATACGCTGCACCCTGCCCTCAAATTCGACGCTTGCCGCGTCGTGGCTGGCAACGGCTTTCAGGTATTTTGTGGTGCGGAGTTTTGCAAACATCTGCCGACGGATGCGGCCCTGCTTCGTTCTGGCCGTCACGCGGCGCGGCTCGTATGCCGTCCCGTCCGGGTTGCGCTGCATCCTGATATTTTTTTGCTGACTGCGGCGCAGCTGCTGCGCCAGCTCCCGCATCATGCGCTTACGCGCGGCAGGTTCCAGCCCCGCCAGCAGCGCATCTAACCAGGCATCAACTTCCTGCAGCTCAGCCACGACGCACCGCCCACATTTCGTCCGGTTCGTCCGGTTCCGGCGCCGCTTTGACGCTGGACACGTCACCGTCAGCACTGACGATCACACGCTCTGTCAGTTGCAGGTTCAGGCTGATATCGCAGATATCATTGCGCAAGATATCGACCTCAAACGTAAACAGCTTTTCGCGCAATTCCGGGTTATGGACGGCATCGGGCTGATTCTCCATCAGCCAGGCCAGAACGGGAGCCATCAGTAATCCCTGATCGCCGCTGAAATCCACGACCACCACGTTAAGGGTATAGCGATACTCCCAGGACAACGACGCTGCGCCGGTCGCCACCACCGATCCGTTATCCACGAATAAATGCAGCTTGTCCGGGTTGTCCCGGACATACGCCACGGCTTTATTCAGGGCGAGGCGTAAGGACTGAGGTTTGTTCACTGTTTCGCTCCTGGCAGGAAATTATTGTGTCCACCTTGTCAGCACAGATCGACCAGGCCGCCTCTGCCTCATCGAGCGCAGCCAGCAAATCGCCGTTAGTGCTGGCCGACGACTTTTCCAGGCGGCACTGCGTCACCCTGGGACAGCCATTCACGGTAAGCTGCACCTCCGGCGAGGGCCGGACGTTCGCGCATCCTGATAATGTCAGGAGGCAAAGGAGTACCAGCCCAGCGGCGCAAATCCTCATTTTCACGTTTTAACTCCTCAATCCGTCGCTGACGGCTTCGCAGCAGCGCGTTTGTACTTTCTGCCGCCGCGTAAAGCCTTGCCTGTTCACGGTTATTGGTTTCGGACAGGATGGACAGGGCGATCAGCTGGCCGTTCTTTTTTGCCAGTTTGTCGCCCTTCGCTTTCAGGTCCCTGCCTTGCTGATCGATGGTGTGACCGGCCTCATTGAGTCGCCATGACTGCCAGCCCAGCGCCGCCAGTACGAGCGCCAGAATTATCGCCAGCGCCTTCGTCATACCGTCACCGGTTCAGCTGTAACCTGCGCCCGGATGACTTTAAGTGCCATCATCGTCAGTAAATAAAATACCAGGGTGATAACGTGGCCCGTAAAAGCGAGAAAAATCGCCACCAGTGAACGACTTGCCCATTTCACTACCGGTCTTGTGGGTGCCCTGAAGAATCCCGATAACGCCTGGACAGCTTCCTCCCTGCGGATCCCTCCTGCGTTCCACCCTGCCAGGCAAAGCAGAAGCGCTCCCCAGATCAGCAGGCAAGCTACCCAGGTCAACGCTGTAACCAGTGCCGGAACAATACTGTTTGGGACAAAGAGACTAAAAATCATCAGCGCCGCATACAGCACCGAAAATAACCCACCGATCAGTTTCTTTTTCATTTCGTTACGCTCCTTTTAAGCACCA